ACCCACTGGTAAAGCATGTAGTCCCAGTCCATATACTTATCTTTCATTGGGGGTTTACGTGTCATTCTACCGTGGTTACCTACTACGCAAGGCACTGTAATAGTTTTAAAATGAGGGGCTAAATACATTAACGCTTGAGCAATAAGGTTTGCTCCTCTGCTCATCTGCCCCATAACATTATCTTGATTCGTCTTTATAAGCTCGTCATGTATATCGCCAGATATCATATCGCCAAGCATAGGCACAATTAAATCATCTATAGGTACTGAAGCTCTGCGAAGTTCAACTAAGTTTAAAACTTGTTCTGCCCACCCGGATAATCTTCTATTAAATATATCAAATGAATATGAATTTAAACCTGCCATCTGTTGATAATCAACATCTTCACCAATATGCGTATCGGTAAGTGGGGCTACAACAGTTTGTGTGGATTCCCCTCTACGTTTACCAGTTGGTTTTGTAGGGCGAATAGGTTTAACTTTTTCTAAAGGAATAGTAGCATCATAAATAGCATCAATAAGGGTATTTTTTCTATGTTGTTTTTTAAGAGCTACGTTATATAAACGTCTATAAGCAAGAGCTTCTGCTCTATAACGATATACTTTAGAATCTAAATCGACTCTATCTTCTAAAGAATCAAACTCAATGTCAGAATCGTCTCCTAGGTCTGCCGGGATTTCTTTGGTTACCCATCTCATTACGGTAGTTCGATGAGCACTTACTTGGTAATGCTTTTGTAGGTACTCGGCTAACTCGGTATATGTTGCTCCCGATACCCACTTTTTTATCAGGTCGTCTTTGGCCTTGTCTGGAATTTTGGTTCCCATCTATTGCTCTCCTCAACGCTATACTCTTTCCACATGTTAAACAACTTAAATCTTTATCTACATTTACATACAACGAACCGTTGCATTTAGGACATAGTCCGTTTAGTCTCATTTCTTTTTCTTATTTTCTTCTATCATAACTACCTCTGGCTCATTTTTTTGTTCGTGTGATTCCAAGGTATCTTTTTTCCCTGCTCTGTGTAGTTCATCTACTTCTGCAGAGCCACTTCCCCACGCTTTAACCATTTTCTTTTGTGGAGAGTTATTAGTTACAAATTGAGCTAATCTTTCAATTCCTGATTTTTTCTTTTTCTTTTTTGGTGCGCCATTTCCACCATATGTAGGATTAAAAATTCCTGAATTTGTGGAGGTAAATACTGTTCCCCCTCCAGCTAAAGCACCACCGCCGCCCCCGTCTCCGCCGCCACCATCTTCTTTTTGTAACAATGGAGAATTGTGCCATTTATTACACCACATTTCAGGCTCTATATTTCCTAATACTATATGACAAGCGCCATTATCTTTCCAAAAAAAGCAAGAGGCACAATTTTCATTTTTAGAAAGTTCTACTTCAGTAGCAGGTCTATAATCAACCTCACACTGAAAGTAAAGTTCATGTTTAACTAAATCAGGAATACTCTGTTTTCGAGGTATGTTGGGTTTAGGGCCTTGTTGCCTAGCTCCAATAGAAATTTTAGCTAACATTTTTTGATATCCTGATGCATAAGCAGCTCGTTGAACTTCTTCAGCTTTTTTACGGGTATCAAAAGGTCCTTGCGGTCCCCAATACCAATCATTACCTTGTCTATATACTGGCATATTAAATCTCCGTATCCTCTATTACATCACCTGTATAAGGTTCTCCTTGAACATTATCAGGTTCAATTCGTTTTTTATTGGTTTGACTAGGGGCATATGAAATGCTTGGATTAGCAAATTTAGCTTTTTCAATAAAGACATGTCCACTAGATAATACATTACCTACATAGTCCACATTGTCTGACACAAACCAAAGTTGCTTCCCGTCCTTGCTTATTTCTTTAATTAAAGGATTAGGAAAACCTTGATTAGTAATAGAATCAATCCATGTTTCTGATTTTACAATTCTCTTATCATAACCTGTTCTAGGTCTACCTCCGAAGCGTCTAATTCCCCATTGGCGGTCCTCACCTTTAGAATCCCTATCTTCTGCCCATTGGTCAATATCACGCTCTTCCAAAGGCATAGCTTTTTGGATATCCTCTCCTTCTTCTAAATCCCCCATAGCTTGTAAGGTAGTATCTTGAGCTTGTTGCTGGGCCTGCATTTGTTGCTGCATAGCCATCTGTTGTTCCATTTGTTCTTGTTGTGAAAACGCTTGTTCTAAATTAAGCATTTGTTGTTCAGCATTAATTTGTGCAGTAGGAACGGATTCTCCTGATACAGTAAATTGAGCCTCTTCCATTAAGCCTCCCTGCTCCTTCAATTGAACAGTAAAGCCCATATTGTTTAATTGCCCTGCAATAGCTACTCGTTGTTGCGCAAATGAAATTTTAGTAGCTTCAGCTTTTTCTTCTGGAACTTTAAGAGATAATTCCCAATCAGTAATATTAAAAGCTTCTAATAATTTAGGAAGAACTTTTTCATGGAATAATCTTTGGTCACCTTCTACAACCCTAGACATAACTACTAATTGTTGGGTTTGCGTAGAAAGCCCGCCAAATGCTTCCGGGGAACCTTGCCATGCTGGTGTAACACCCCACATAGCAGCTACACGCTCTCGAATTTCATTCCGTACAGGTAAGTAATCCATTTCCTGAAGAGTGTGGAATAGTCTAACCATATCTACTCTTCCTCTATTTGTCTTAGAAGACACGGCTACCATAGGAATAAAGTTAGGGTCTAATCTAGTTTGTGCTGCTAAGTTAGAACGCTCCCTTCTTAAACTTTCAGGGTCGTCAGTAAACACCATCATCATAGCTGAGGGCATTTTTCTTTCAAAGAAATAACGATAAAGGTTTTTGTCCATACCTATTAAGGTTAGAGCCTTTTCAAAAATAGTTAATATAGGACTCCAACCATAGGTTTCCGATGGGGAAAATTTAGAAAGATGGATAACTTCCGAATCAAATAAATATAAATGCTTATTACGATGATAATACTTATACATAACTGGGATAGTTTGTTGTTTACATCCGGGCTCTGTACAAGTAGATTGACTTTCTTGTATTTCATCTCTATGTATAGGGCATAAAAAGTGATAATTTTTTGGTAACCCTGCTTGGTCTAAGTCGTATTCAACTAAAGCTGGATTTAATCTACGTATTTCTTTTACTTTAGAATGAAGTTTATCCTCATCATCAACCATATATTCTTTTGCAATATATAAAAACCCGTCATCTATTGAATTAATATCAAAATGAAACTGTCTAAATACTTCTTCTAAACTTTGGTCAAATACATTACAGTCTTTAAGAAAATCTTGAAATTTAGTTAATTGCTCTGAATCGGCATTTTCATTTTTAGGTTTCCATTCTAACCCACGTCTAAAAACTTCACTTGTTATGTGATTTAATGGGCCTCGTATTTCTTCTACCGACATTGCAATAGTTTGTAAGTCCATTACTAATTGCTGTCTGTACGCCATTTGATGACGCACCCACGTATTTACAACATGGTCTAAACCAATAGTTGGGGCAGACCCGGTATCTCCAGCAGCTTTCATTAACTGTAACATGTTAATTTGACTGTTAAAATCTACCATCTGTTGTGCCATAGCAGGCACTTCTGGTAAGTAATCGGATAACTTCATTACTTAACCCTCACTAAATTACTAATAGAGATATGTCTCTGTATTATATTTTACTCAATTTTTCTGATTTTTCGGAACTAATCTAGTGGTATATCAGACACATTGTCTAAACCAGCTAATTTCATCATCTTATCAGCTATCTCTAACTTAAAAAGTCTAGCCTCAGAAAACGATGGTTTAGTTTCAATCACAGTTTGTTTTGTTGCTAATTCGGCTTTTAAATTAGTGATTATTTCATCTTTAGCATCTAATTCAATTTCGTAGTCTTCTGAATTATCTCCAAAAGAAGCATTTTCAATTACCCCTAATCGAGCCGCTTCCCTAAATAATGCTATAAATGCCCCTTCGGTTACTATAGTAACAGCTGCACTATCATCAGGTATGTCTTCTTCAGGGTCCATACTCTTTAAACTTTCATGCCATGTATTAAGAATGCGCCACGTATTAGTAGTTTCGTCTTTTGTAGCTACCCATTGTTGTTCCCTACCCTGTAATACTCCACCTAACATTTAACTCTCCTTAATTCCAGAACGATTCTCATCATAAAAATGGTATTCTTTAAGCAACGATGTTAAAAATCTCGATGCATTAAATTGCATAACCGTAACTAAATCTTTTTCTACTTTAGTTAAAAAATCTCTATATGAAGCATCGTCCCATTCATGTTCATGAGTATATCCCAGTTCTTCTCTAAGTTTTCTAATGTCCTCTATAGTCCAAAAGGTTTCTGCGTATAACTTTTCTCTACTTACCATGTCCTTCTCCTTTTCTTATGCTATTGTACAGGCGCTCCATCCACAGCTCTTGCATGTCTCACACCCACTATCCTGTACTATTTGTGGTGTGTCGCAACAAGGCTCTTCTTCTTGTTCGGTAGTTCCTTTAACAAGTACCTCTTTTTCCCTACTCCCCGCCCTGTATACCGTTATACCTTTGCAACCGCTTTTCCAAGCCAAGAAGTACGCTTGTTCGACATCAGCAGGGGTAGCGCTGTTATCAAAGTTTATAGTCTTTGAGATGCCTGCGTCAACATAGTCTTGAAAAGCGGCTTGCATTAGTACGTGGTCATCAGGGGCTATTTCAGGAGCAGTTATATAAACCTCTTTAGCCCATTCAGGAATATTAAAAGACTCATCAGCATCGCTTAAAGTACCTCCAGAGGCTAAATGTTCCAATAAAGCTTCAGAATAAAAAGGCTCTTGTTCTAAATATTTATTTACATAGTGTAAGGTCTTGCCTTCTAATATGTTTTGTTTCTTCCATGCCAATGCAAATGTAGGTTCTATTCCACTAGCACAATCAGCAATCATACTAATAGTGCCTGTAGGAGCTACAGTCATTTTGCAATGATTTCTATAGTGTATAGACTCTTCATTTTCGTCTACAAAAGTTGTGGGAGTCCACGCAGGAAATTCCCCACGTTGTTTAGCTAACTCGATAGATTGTTCATTAGCCCATTGAGTAATTTTTTTCATAAGACCGCTACCAACCTCTCTAGCTTCTTCACTATCATATGGAATTTTTAATTGGATTAGCAAATCGCTAAATCCCATAACGCCTAATCCAATTTTGCGAGTAGCTTTAGTCATAGTTTCGATATCATTCGTAGCATATTCATTTGCATCAATAACATTATCTAAGAAATGCGTAGCGGTTTTAGTTATTTTTTCTAGTTTTTCCCAGTTAATTTTCCTAGTCCAGTCTTTCGTAAGAATATTATGCTGGTAAAATCGAGCTAAATTAATAGAACCTAAATTACATGATTCATTAGGAAGTAATGGCTGTTCTCCGCAAGGATTTGTAGCAATCATTTTCCCGTATTGTTCAGTTACATGATTATCTTCGTTAACTCTATCGAGAAATATCATTCCCGGTTCCCCGTTTCTCCATGCCCCTTGCACAATTTCGTTAAATACTTCTCTAGCATTTAACTGACCCGTTACTTGATTAGTACTTGGGTCAATTAAATCGTACTCCATATCATTTTCAACGGCTTTCATCCAATTGGAATCAACTCCAACTGAAATATTAAAGTTATGAATATCGCCTTCTACGGACTTACAGCGAATAAATTCTAAAATATCTGGATGTCGGATATCCATAACAGCCATATTAGCACCATCACGCTTACCACCTTGGGTAATCATGCTTGATACGCTAGATAAGGTCTTTAAAACTTGAATTGGTCCACAAGCAGCCCCATGTGTAGTTTTAATATGGGAGCCTTTTGGACGTAATTGAGATAAGGCAAATCCTGTACCGCCTCCGAACTTCTGTACCATAGCCATGTCGGTTGCAGTTTTCATAATATCTTGCATAGAGTCATTTAACGGAAGTACAAAACAAGCAGACATTGTGCCCTGTGCTGTACCAGCATTCATTAACGTAGGACTATTTGGCAAAAAGTATAAGTTCCTCATCATAAAATAAAAATCTTTATGGGTTAATTCAACCTCTACTGGTAACGAACCATATTGTTGGTCTACTTTAGCTAACGCCCAAGCAACTCTGTCAAATAATCCATCCGCATTTTCCATAGGTTCAGAATTTTCATCTTTTAAATAATATCTATGATTTAAAATAATTTTTGATTGTTCGGACAATTCTTTATGCTTTAAAGTTTCCGATAATGGTAAGTTAAATGATACACGACTAGATACTGTCATAAGTTCTCCTCCTAAAATTTACCCTCTATGTCCACAATATAGACAGAGGTTACGTTCTTTTACCCAATATGATGGGTTACATAAGCTTTCAGAACATTGGGGATTAGGAGCTTCAGCTTGTATCTGTAAAGATTTTGCTACTAAATCCTCTGCGGTTTGTTCTGCCCAAGGTTTTCCATCCCAGCTATCCGGGTCACTGTCCTTCAACGCTGACCCATGTGTTAATACTTTTCCCCACTTCTTCTGTAAATCTGTACTTGGGTTTGACGACTTTTGTCCCGCTGAATCTGGGTCTATATCTTCAAACCAATCCATAACATTACCTAAAGATTGGACATTGTATAGTTCCGATTCATACGCCGCCTGCAAAGCCATTGCAATAGAAAAGAATGCATCCCCATGACCCATAGGAGTTTCAGGAGCTTTCAACTCATTATTGACAGACAATATCTGTTGTCTTTGCCGCTCATCAGATAATAATTTTAAATTTCCAGAGTGTACATAATGTTCAAAAACTTGCGCCATAGTATTCTTAGACTTAGTAGTAAAAGACATAGGTCTCCATATTCCATCTAATCCTCTATCTTCAAGCTCTCCTCTAGTATTATCTATATACCCTCTTTGAATATTAAAATTTTCTGCTACCTGATTTAAATATTCTATTTGGTCAGAATAGTTCCAACCATCTAACCATGATTGATGTACCTGCTCTATCAAAGAACCTTTACGTCTAAAAATAACTAAATGAGATGGGTGTCTTTTCTTTCCAACATCGAAACCAGCAAATAGCTGGTCAGTACCATTATTATCATATGTCTTATATGCTGAATGGTTTACCAAATCAAGCTTCTCACATTTACTTATTTCTTCTTCTTCAAAATAAGATTGTGTAGATAAATGTGGAACTAGCAAAAACTCTGATGCAAAAGATTTAGGTCTAGCCTTCTGTTGCTGTAATAACCATTCTTCTGTATAAAGTTCTGGCATTAATACCCTACGTCCGGGCTCTGGGTCTAGTGCGGGCAAAACTCTAGTAAAAAATCGGTCATCAGATTGGAGTTTAGTTAACAAATCTCCGGGTAACATAGGTGTCCCAAGTACTATAGAAGGAACGCCTTTTAGTGGGATATACATTGATTCAGTTAAGAAATGGTCCTCAACCTTATGTATTTGTCCCATATTTAATGGGTTATCTGGGTCACGAAGTATATCATCTGCAATCAAAGCTCCATTGACATGCATACCTCGTTTAAATGAAAAAAGACCTCCATGAGCAATCTCAACTGGATTTCCATTAACATAATATCTAAAAGAATAATCTGCTTTAGGGCTTCGATTAACCATCCATTCTTTTAGAATAGGATTTCGATTTACAGATTTATTAATTTCACTTAAATGATATCTAGCCATATGGTCGCTGTAAGAAAGATATAGCACAGAACAGTCCCTGTTGGCTTTTAAGAGCCTCCAAACACTAAAGGCGTGTCCTAGTAAGGTAGACTTAAAATGGAACCGTGGGAGGATAGCAACGTAGTTTAACCCCTCTTCAAGACATCTCTCCACATCTTCAGCAACTACACCAACATGCCAAGCTTTAAAATATTCTGGATGGTCAAATGATAAACTCCAGATGTCTCGTAGAAACTCCCAAAAACTACCTACCTTAATAGCTTGACGTGCTTCTAAACCATCGGCTAACCGATTTAAAGCGTCCCCAAATGTAGTTGAATGTTGATTACTCATTATCTGTTTCTACCAATGCTTTTAATTTTAATGCAACCCTACTTAAAATCTCAGGGTCAGTTACCTCATCTATAAGAACTTCCATAACATCTTGTATAAATTGCAAACTTACCAAGCCAGACATTACTGCCCTCTCGCCTTTAATTCCTAAATCTAACGCTTTCGCAGCATCAAATGCTCTATCAAACATTTGCGTATTTAATTCAGCTGATGCTTTCCTACGTAAACCTTCATAAGTATCTAAATGCTCTTCTTGAAGTCTAGCATAGCGTTGAGTCTCTGTTTCTTTAACTCTCTCCACGGCATCTGCCCTTGAAACGGCTCTGGTCTCTCCCCACTTATATTGATTCGCCCACGCATAAATAGTAGAAGGTTTAACTTGTACATTAAACGTGTCACTAACTTTTTCCGCAATTTCTCTAGCAGGTTTACCTTCTAAAAAGAATTCCATAGCTTTAGTTTTTACTTCTTGTGGTATACGCTTTGGCATAAAATATCCTATTGATAAAAGCTATTAGGGTCTAATCCACCATATCCGTCATCGGACACATGTTGGGAATCAATGTTTCCCCCTAATGGGCTTCCATCAGAATTTAAGAATCTAGTAAAGTCTATGTGCCCCGCTGTTTTATTAGCTGCTGAAAAACAAAAAGGAACTTTAACCGTTGTGTTTTTGCTTGGCTCTACTTCTTGAAACTTAATTGAAATTTCATCCTTAGTACACACATTAACCCAAATATGCTCTTGCTCACCTATAGGTTTATATGTTTTGTTCTTCATGATAGAACTGCTAGTTCGTTGTAAGTCATCTATTTCTTGATTGTATTTACAATCTGTATACTTACACCACACAACCGTTCCATGTTTAGCTTTTACATCCTCTATAGTAGGCAAATCTTTTGGAAATGTATCTTCATACTTACGAATTTTCTTTTTTGCAGGTCCTATAAATGCTTGCCTAATCTCAGGTCCTACTTTTTGTAGACCACCTTTTCCTAACATAGTTTATACTCCTTTATCCTTCAAGTTCTGGAAGCTCACCTTTATGTCTCCTTTTTATCCATAATGCTATACAGGCCGCATCACACCAATCTTGTTCAGAAAATCTATCTCCCCATTTGTCGATAGTAAATTCTTTTATCGCCTGTTTATTTAAATTACCTTTTCCTAAAATATATTTCTTCCAATGACGATTATCAACTGGAATACAGTTAATTTTATGCTGGTCGCACAAAAGTCTGACTCCATGTACAACCCCCGCAATCTCCATTGTAGATTTAGGGTTTTGAATAAATATAGCCGCTTCAACAGCAGCTTCTATACATATCTTTATTTTACTCAAATCTTCCGCAAATTTACGAGCAATTTGAAGACTTCTTAAATTAAAATCTTTTTCAGAACTTCCCCATTTTGCTTGCCCTATTACAGTTTCAGTTGAATCTACTAAGACCGCATGGACTGCCTTAGATGAACAGTCAATCCCCATATATACAGTTTCAGGGAGGTCTTCAAAAATCTGCCAATTACCTTCATTCTTTACCAAACTCTTCCTCTACTATTTCATTCATGTCTAACACGCAGTTTCGCAAGTCTGTTACACATTTTCGTAAGGTATCAATATCTTGATATACAATAGCGTAACGCATTCCTCGAAGTATAATCTCCGCTTTATTAGCTGTATCTAACAACTCATGGTCGTCTAGCGTTTTAAAGCGCTTATCCATAAGCTATCCATGACCTGTCTTTTTTAATTTCAGTTTCCATAAGTTCTACAATTTTTTGACATGTAACTTTTTCAGATTTTTTATGTTTAGAACAATACGTACCTTTACGTTGTTGTTCATATACCTTGTTCTCAGCTTCTTCAGCTGAATCAGCTATAACTTCAATGGCATGAACTAATCTATGCTCAACCCAAATTCTATATTTATTTGTTTTAGCTACCACTTTTTACCCCCATGTCTTGGTATTGTCCCTACCCATATTGCGTAAGGTCACAACTCTAGAGACTGCATCATAAGCTGATTTATAGGCATTAAGCAAGCCCGATACTTTTATATGAATAGCCTCTTGCCCAATAATTTCTTTTCTTAAATCTGTTAAATTAGGATATTTTTCAAATGCAGCACCTCTAACTTCTTCTCTAGTAAGTTTCTTTTTACCTGCTTCTTCCCGTTCATCGGCTAACTTATAAATAGCCGTAGAATATCTTTCATTAAAAGCTGCTTCTAAAGCGGTTTTAATAGCTGTAACATCTGCTAATTGATTTTCTAAGTACGCTTTATAGCCACCAAACATAGTTAAAAACTCTTCTAGTTGTTGATTAGTAGCATTCATCAAATTAGTAAAATCGACGCTATACTCTTTAGTAACTTCTTTCCCTATTGCAGGAATAGATAAATCTCTTACAAAATCATTCGCTTTATCTAAGGCTATTAACGGTGACCATTTCATAGCTGCCATATTTAATCTTCTCTCTTACAGGCACAGTATCTGTACCCCGTACATTTTTCAGGTTGGGAAGTCATATTCATAATTCGATTACACCTATCATGAATCTCTTTCCAACACTCCGGGTCTTTTTTAACTTCAAACGCTTTAATCTTTTGGTCGTTCTTACATTCATATAATACCACACCATGTTGGTATCCGGTAAGATTTAAATAAATTTGAATTTGTATCGTATGTTCAGGTTTAGGTTCTTTCAAAGCATTAAAGCCTCTTTGATTAATAGACTTCAATTCAATTAATAGTTTTTCATGTTCTGGATGACTAATCAAAAAGTCTAATCTTCCAGAAATAGGAGGGTCATCTGCTTTAATAACTGATTCTGTTTCTAATAAAACGTCCATTTTTTCAAAGTATTTCTCATATCTATATCCTAAATAATCTCCGCAATCGAATATACGTCTTGCTACAGCACTTATCTCTTCTTCTTTAACAAGCCCGTTATAACAATTATAAAGATATCTATCGCAAATACTTCCTAAAGCAGAAGGATAAAATACCCCTTGCCTAGCAGGTCTCTGTGCTTCTTTGAGGCTAGTATCTATACTCTTTAAAAGCCACTTATCTTGTATACCGTCTACACTATCTTCTAGCAGCTCGCTAAGGCTCGCCATAATTCCTCCTGAACTCGTGTTTTAGTTTCAGCCCTAATATGAAAAATATATTCTATAGATGGAATTTCCATTAAATCCATATCCCGTTTCATATCTCGTTTTTTTAAATGTCCATAAACCCCATCAGCTTCAATTACAAACTTTAAATCAGCTATCCAAAAATCAACTGTATAATTACCAAATTGTTTTTGTTGTTCAAACCTCATTCCCATGTCAGATAAACATTCTGCAATAATGTTCTCTTGATGAGTAAAATCTGTAGGTTTTATATTCATACAACTTCAAGCTTTAAGGCATCAATTTTTTCCGGATTATCTAAAAAGAATTGTTTCAATCCATTTAATCCCATAACCTTATCTTCTTTATAACTATACCAAGCCCCTGCTCTAGTTATAAGTCCTATATCTATAGCTTCTCTAATGAAGCTTTCTAATATATCAATCCCACCATCAACCCTAAATGGCACAACAGCCGACCTCCAGTTCTCACCACCCACCTTACTCTTGCGTAAACGCACTTCCATATCAAATCCAACTCTTTGCTTGTTTTCTTCAATCCATCCGCTACGTCTAACTTGCAGGAGAAAATGCGAAAAGAAAGTTTGTGCTAATCCACCGGGCATGTTGTCTATGGCAACGGGTCCCAAACTTGAGCGAACCTGATTGATTGCCACTAACGCAGAGCCGTGTTTTAGGTTAGGAAGAAGTTTTGGTAGGGCTGAGTTAATGAATCTCGCCTGCCATGCCATTGGGTTGTAGGAAAACTCCTCTTCAGCAACTGTAGTAGGCACAAGTCCAGCAATGCTATCTAAAACAATAACATCAACCCCTGCCTTCATCATCTCTCTAACAATCTCTAATGCATCTTCCCCATTAGGGGGTTGAGAGACCAGAATCTTTTCTGCGTCTAAGCCACATTTTGTAACCCAGTTCACATCCCACGACAACTCTGTATCTATCCAACCAGCAGTACCACCCGCTAATTGCGCATTTCGAGCTATTTGAGAGGCTAAGTAAGATTTTCCTACATTGGTAGGACCGTACAGAAGAGTCATACGCTTTTTAGGTATCCCTCCTCCCGTAAGGGAGTCTAATGCTGGAATACCAAAGGGGATACGCTCATAAGAAAACGCATCATTACTTCCTCTAAATAAGTTTAAATCTTTTTTAGCAAGAAGTTGTTGTATAACCTCTTCTGCATTGTCTTTCATATATTTACCTTAGTCCTTATCAGAGTTTCTATTACGTAAATCTCTAATCTGAGCAGATAGTTTTTCTTTAGTAGCTTGATATACTGCATCAATTACTTTATTACTATCTTCAAGTTGGGGTTCTAAAGGTATTTCAGTATCTATATCACTAATTGTAATGTCTAATCTAGCATATTGATTCGAGCCGTCTTTGCCAACATTCATAGTGACTCCGAGGTGGGATGTAATCTTCGGCATAATGCCCTCCGTTTTCGTAATTTTTTTAAGTGTATCACTATCTGCATAAGATGTCACGTAATCTTCATAGTCCATCTTAGTAGCCCATGATGGGGTACAAACCTCTTTATCAACAAACAAAGGAATTCCTAAACTATTAGTCTGCATTATATTAATAATCTCCGGAACTACTTCATCCATCTCATCTTCATGTACTTCACAAATAATTTCATCGTGGACTTGAAGTAAAGGTTTACTTAACTTACCTTGTAGAAATTCATCTACTTTAATTAACCTTTCATTCAATATATCTGCACTAGTACCTTGAACTAAGTAATTAACTCCTTTATAGCTCATACCAGATGGTATCTTATAAACCCTACCATACTTGTTCTTTATCCATCCTCGGCTCTCTACAGCCTTCATAACGCCTCGTATAAACTCTCTAGAGCCTTCAATGCTGTCTAAGTACCTCTTCTTATACTTCCCGGCTTCTTGCTTAGTAGTCTGTAGTTGCTGAGCAAGACGTTGATTACCAATTCCATATATAATTCCAAAAGTAATCCCCTTAGCCATTTGCCTATAGTACTTAAACTGTGGGTCATCTTCATCTAACTCAAATGCAATCTTTGCTGCTTCCCCATGAAAGTCTACATCAGTCCTATTTAAAAGGTTTTGCATACTATCATTCTGCAAATAACTTAAAAAGACCCTAACTTCCATTTGAGAATAGTCAAAGCTTACTAATTGATAACCTTCTCTGGGTAAAAACAATCTTCTAATAGAAACTTGACGGTCATCAGATTCGTCGTAAGACTCGTCTCCCATAAAGCCCCATGTATTTAACACATCGTTATCTAAATGAACCCCTTCTTCTAAATTAGCTGTAGCTTCTATACGTCCTTGAACTATTTCTAACTCCTCAGCGGATAGTTTCCTATCTCTAAGATTAAAATGGTTTCGAGGAATGTTCTGTAAGTTGGGTTCCCTTGAAGATAACCTCCCGGTTAAAGTTCCCCAATTACAAAAGTTAGTGTGTAGTACAGGCTTTTCAATGTAAGGCTCAAGATACGTAGAAGATAGTTTAGTTAAGGCTCTATGCTGTCTTATAAATCCAGCTAATGGGTGGTTAATCTGGGCTAAAGCCGCAGTTCCCCATGACTGCCTACCAGTATTAGTAAGTACATTAGAGTAAATTTCCATATCATTAAATATAGTTCCTATCTCTTGTGTACTGCGAATATTAAATTCTTTACCACTAAGCTCAAATATCTTAGCTTCTACTTCTATCTTCCGCTCTTCAATTTTCTTAATAGTTTGTTGAGCATATTGTGAATCAATAATTACTCCCCTACTTTCCATATCAAATAATACACGAGTTAATTCATATTCTAACTCTAAGATTTTTTGCTGATTACTTTGTTCAATTTTACCTAAGCAATCTTTATAAAGATGTAAGGTCCAGTATGCATCATATTCACAATACTCCCCCAAAACATCTGGCGGAGCTAATGAAAAGTCTTTATGCCATTTATTAGACCGTAAGTATTTCTTTGTTTCTATGTCGTATTCTGCGGCTTGAGGACCATAAAATCTAGTTAAGGTTTTTGTTAAACCTAATTCATTTACAGTAGAATCTGCGGTTAACCTAACTAGCAGCATTACATCAATTAACTTAGTGTTGCTAATATCTAACCCATCATTTGTTAGGAACCGTAAATCGAACTTTAGATTATATCCAAGTAGTTCAGTTCGAGTACTCATTAGGTCCATCAAGGTAGGGAGGTATGAAGGATTTAAGTTCCCGGATTGCTGATGCCTAAATGGAAAATAATACGTTGAGTCCGATTTACGGTCGATGGCTATGCCTATGCCACAAAGCTGGTTGTAACCATAAGCATCTAAGCCATTCGTTTCTACATCTACTGTCCAAGATGAATATGATGATAAATCCTCAATAGCCTGTTGAAATAGACTATCTGTATTTACTATCATCTTCTCTCCTAGAACGGTAGGCCGTTAGTGTCCTCTATAGCAAATTCTACAGATTCCCCTGTAGTAGAGGCTTCTTGTGAAGCAGGGCTCCAGAGTTTACTATAATTTTCTTTATAGTACTCTGATAAAGGTTGTAGGGCTTCTTCTGGTGCTGGTGCTTCTTCATCTCTAACCGTTGGGGTAAAGGTGTAAGTAGTGTCTAAGAATAGTCCATTACGTTTTATTCTTACAACACCTTTTGATAGTTTCCCACCCCACTCATCTTTAATATTACTCAGAGCTTCGAGGTTAACTTTCTTTTGACCATACCCTACAGAAAAAATACGATAATCATTTACGGTTTCTTTAAAGTGTTTCCCACGATTATCCTGTACCTCTTCCCAATCATCTCCAATATTTGGAATATTAGGTCTTGTAGGATGATACACATAATGTACATATACCCAGAATGCTACTTGTTTCTTTAATCGAGCATCGTCTGGCATAGTGCTTAAATCTACATCTGGGTCATTTAATAAAAATGCCCATCTTGGGTCTCCATTGGGCTTCTGCCCATTTTGAAAAGAATATATTTCTAATCCTGATAACCATGTATCACCATCAGATTCTTCATCCGCATCCGTTAAAAACGTAACAAATGCATCGTCCCCGTCTTGTCTGAGATATAACTCTTTATTTGGTTGCGCAACTCTTATGTTACGTACTGGGCTACTTTCCTGTAATAATTCTTCTAATCCTGCCATTTCTTTTCTCCTTTTAATTTTATGGTTTACCAATAATATCTATCGGCAATTATTCTGTCAAGTATTTTTTTCTCTCTAATGTCCTGAACGTCTTTATATTCGTTAGGAATTTTAATAAAAGTTGTAATTATAGATTGTGTTAATGCGGAAAAAGCTTTATTAAAGCCTATAGTTCCGGCTTCATCATTATCTAAACAAAGAACTATCTCCTGTGTAGGTAATGAAGTTAATAGCTTTTGTTGGGCTTTTGACATATCCATTCCTAGAATAGCCACTGCCGGATAACCATTTTGAGTTAGCCACATAGCGTCTAAAGTACCTTCTGTTACACATACAAATCTACAAGACTCCACTCTATTCCCACCAAATATCACCTTAGATTTTTTTAAACCTTTACTATACAAATACTTAGGTACTAGAAAAGGTCTGCGAGAAACCCATCCTACTAACTTGCTATCTATATCATGAATAGGAATAATTAAATCTCCATGATTATTTGTTCTACATCCCCACGACTCTAATGTAACCTTTTTAAAGTCTCTCTGGTATACCCATGCGGGATATGTTCCAGCAATAACTTCAGAAGGTAGTTCCACTTCAGGCATAAATTCTTCGGTGGGTTCCACATCTTCAAAAAAATCGAGGTTTAAAGAATACTCATTTTTATAAACTAGTTCGTTTACTTCAGAGTCGCTGATGTTTAAAAGCCTTTGGAGAAATTTTGCTAGGGAACCTTGGCCGCACCCTGCAAAACATATCCATACACCTTTATCCACATTAATTGAACATGACGCTACAGAATCATCATGGAATGGGCATACAATGCTAAACTCTGATTTACCTATTGGTATGTCTAAATCAGCGGATAATAATAAATGAGCCCAATCGACATTAGTATTCTGCGTATGGTTCATATCCTATCATCTCCTTTATTTCACCTTTATCTACATTCCATGTCATATACATATTATCTATATAGGTTTCACTATCTCTAATCTTTTGGACTTGAACCCTTCGTAGACGCTCATTCACGTCCCCGTCCCCATCTTGTACTCTACACATTGACAAAGCCACGTCTGCGGCTCTAATTAAAGCATCTCCAAACGCCACCTGAGAGGCACTGGGAGGCTCAAACATATTAGCGGCATCTCTATTAGCCTGAGTACTTACACACATAGCTACATTTTGTGCCTTGCATAAGTTCTTCATTGCATAGAATAGTTCATGAGATTGTTCCCACATAGCACTTCTACCAATTCCAGTAGAAACTAAGTAAATTCCATCTAAGACTATAAAGCTAGGATTATGTTTACGTACTAAACCTTCAATAGACTCAATCGTTATACTAGGCTGCCCACTAATG